ACCGCGCCGCATACTCCTCCAGCGCCAGCCCAAGACCGAGCGACTCCGACGCCTCCTCAATGCGCGACACGCCACGAACGTCACCGGGCATCAGCAGTTCCGTCAGATGCAGAACCTCATCCGGCCCAAGCACCCGCTGCCCATACTCCGTCCGATACTCCACCGACCCGTCCGCACGACGAACCGGCTGGACCTTCTTCGGATTCAGCACGCCAAGTTCGAGAACGGACCCGTCAGGGTTCCGCATCACATGAACGAACGCGTTGCCGTCCAGAAGCAGGGACACCATCACCTGCTGATAGAAGGTCGTGCGCGGCAGTTCCATCGACGGCTTGCTAATCCACGGCTCACGAGGACGGAACGGCGCACGCGCACCATCAACCCGAATGTATTGGTCGACCGGAAGTGTTGACACCGTGTCCGAGATGAGACGTACAGCCGCGTACACGGCAGACAGTTTGAGCGCCGAGTCCTGAGTGACGGACGTGCCCGACGCAGTCTGACGGGCGAACAGCGCCCCGGAACCCCACAGTTGCTGGAACCCGCCGCGTGATTCGGTCGGGTTGATGAGCCTTCCTAGCATTACGCCGACCTTTCGACCGCCAGCCCGAACGCGACCAGGCCCAGTCCTCCGACAACCATTCCCGCCGCAGGTGCGAACGTCCACGCACCTACAGCCACGAGCAGGATACCGACCACCTGTAGCACGCTACCGAAGACACTCATGTGAAGATGACTCCCGCCTCGACCGGCTTGACCGGATTGTCGTACCACCACCGGCTTCTATTCCACGCTATCACTGCTCCGATAGCAGCGTCGATTTTCTTCGGGGACGCCTTGTCCTCCTTCGTAATGTACGCGCCCTGCGCCGTTTCCTTCAGCACCGCGTTCGCCACATGCCGCGCAAGACCGGGGTCACCATCGTGCGTCAGCCCTTCCGTCGTCGCAGCCTGATAGAACGACGAACACGCCGCAGCCATCCGCTTCCGCACCCCCGTGTTGAACGCCAACACCCGCTCAGCCCCGTAGGCGTCTGCCCACTGCTGCAACTGCTGCGCCCAATACGGAGGGTCAGCGGACATCTCCTTCACGTCGAACTTACGGAACGCGGCGTGAACCGCAGCATCCACCTCGTCAATCGGAACTTCCCACCTGCCTGAGCCTCCGGGATGTTCCCACAGACCGAGGACGAACAGGTGCGGGACTTCCTCGACCGTGGCAGCGACCAGCGCGGTCGAGTCGCCCGAGTACGAACCGTCGAAGCCGAGAACGATAGCCGTCTTGTCGGGCACAGACTGTTCGGAATAAAGTTCGTCCCACACGCCGGGAGGCAGCCAGCGTTCCTCATCCGGCTCGACCCACATGTTCAGGTGATAGCGGGCAAACTCGTGCAACGGAATCTCCGCGTAACGGCGAGCAATGTCGTCGGTTCTCTTCCACGGCTCAGGGTTCGCATCCGCGACAGCCTGAACTAACGCCTCCCGATGATTCAGGTCGTCAAGCATCACCTTAGGCTCGCGCCACGAAAACAGGAAGCCAGCGTCATCCACCTCACCGGACTCGACCTTCTTACCGTACTCGTACTGCGTCAGCGCCACCGACCTGACCTTCGGATTCCCTGCAGTCGTGATGGACAGCGACCAGGCATCAGCACGCTTGCTCAGTCCGTTCTCCAACACGAGCGCGACACGCTGCTTCGAGCCGGTCCACTCGTGCGTCTCATCGAACGCGCAGAACGTCGGCCTAATCCCGTCGTTCGCACCAGCCACCGCAGGGACGCGGACCAGTTTCCCCGGCTCACCCTTCAGCAGCAGCTCACGGTCGAACGCCTCGAAGAACTCCGACAGCGGACCCTCAGTCACCACCGCACGCGCAGCACCGAACAGCAAGTCAGCCTGCTCGTAGGTCGACGCTGCTACCACCACGAACGGGTCATGCTGCCGTTGCCCGACCGGACGTCCCTTGTCATCCCACCCGGAGAACCTCACCGGACCGGCACACTCCGCTACTGATACCCACGCGGCGAACTCAGTCTTGCGCGACCCCTTCGGCAGACCGACCAGCGAACGCCTGACGATACGCCTGCCATCCTTGTCGACCTCGTATGCCCACGCCAGCAGCCGACGCTCCTCATCGGTGAGCGTGACCTGCTGCCCCAGCACGTCGCCGGGACCGTGAACGCAGAACGTCTCAATCCACGCCGCGACCGCTGGACCCAACGTGTGCTGCGGGCGTGGCCTCACAGGAGCGTCGGCTGCTCAGGGTTCGCTTCCGCTTCGGCAGCGGTCAGAGCCTGACCCTCAGCCCACGCGACCCGACCGCGAATGATGGGAAGGTACTCGTCGGTCATCTCGCAGCCGATAGCGTTCATCCCTTCGAGGACGGCAGCGACCAACGTGGTGCCGGACCCGGCGAACGGGTCGAGGACGACGCCGCCCGGTGGGGTGACGAGCCGGACGAGATGCCGCATGAGCGCGACAGGCTTGACGGTCGGGTGATGGTTCTTCGTCGGAGCTACAGGAACGTCGGGCTTGTCTCCAATCTTTCGAGCGTTGCCGTGGTCGGCGTTGCCTTCGAGTGCGCCGCCCGGAACGTCCGGCAGCCCGTCGAGTCCGGCGTTCCGTTCCCGTTTCGACGGCTTCGCCTGATACACGAACGGCCAGTCATCCGGCCCGAAATCAGCCTGCGTGAAGAAACGAGACGCACCACCGCCGCCGTCCTGAATAACATCATCGCGTTCTAAAGCCTGAGCGCCCGTAGCAAATGGCCCACGGTCCGGTCGCTTCGTTCTCGACGTTGCTGGCCTGAGGTTGCCACTCTGCTGGTCAAGGGCTGCGGCTGCCGCCCCATCCAACACGATGTTCGCAGGCCAACGGCCCGCGTTCACCTGCTCAATCGCATGCCCCGTCGTGAACGCACCCTGAGCCGACAACCTGCCGCCACCGTCACCCCGAGTCGTCGCACCCTCCTTCCCGACCCGGCAGCCGTCAATGTTCAGCCCACCCGTCCCCCACACCAGCACATTCGACGCCACCGTCCCCGACAGAGGCTTCCGCGCCACCACCACCGGCTCATGAGCAGGCTTCAACGCAGTACCCCAACCCTCCCACCGGACAGCCTCGGCAGTCGCCGGAGCGGTGATTGGCACGTCTACGGCGACCTGCTTGACGCCGACGGCCTTCCCGGGCATGTCTTTGCGGCCCGTCGAAGGGTCGGCGGTAGTGCCGCGCGAGTAGCCGACCACCTCGCGCACGGCACCGGCAGCCTTATCTATCGCCTTCCCCACGTTCAGCGACTTCGGAAACCCCGACCCATACACCCAATGAATCGAGTCCCGAATCTCGAACCCGGCATCCTCAATCGCACACGCCATCCGGTGATACGTCCGCGTCCCACCAAACGCCAACAGATGACCACCCGGCTTCAGAACACGCAGGCACTCGGCAGCAACGACGGTGAACCAATCCTGAAAGGCTGCCGACGCGCTACCACCAATGCCGTACTCGATGCGCGGCGCTCCGTCCCGGAACGGGTGTGAACGGTCGGTGCCTTCAGCAGCGCGCTCAACCTTCCCCGCCTTCTTCCAAGGCGCGTCCCATTCCTTCCCCATGAACTCCAACCCGTAAGGCGGGTCCGTCACGATGCTGTCCACCGAGCACTCCGGCATCGCACGCATCAGGTCAACACAGTCACCATGGCGCAGGTCAACGTTCATCGAAATCCCTCCACAACTCGTCATCGGACTCAGCCAACTTCGCAGCCAACCGAGCGTTCAACCCATCCAACGACGCCTGCGCGTCCGCAAACGTGATACCCAACCGCAACCGCGACAAAGGAGACAGACCGAACCTGTCCTCCATCTGACGCGCCTCAGCCTGAAACGACTCCACCTGCTTGTAAAGCGGATTCGGACGAGGCTGACCCTGACTGCCCTCGACCACCCGGCCCGTCTCCTCAATCGCCTGACGCAACCTGTCCAGCTCATCATAAATCCAGAACAGACGACGGAACGCACCCTCGTCAGACACCTCGACCTGCGACGCCAACGGACTACCCCAAAAAAGAATCCAACGCTCAACCGTCGCCTCACGCCACACCGAATCCGCAACAGGCACCACACGCCCAGGGTCAGCAACCACCAGCCCGACATCCTTCGTCTCACGACGCTGCCGCTGCTCAGCAGGCTTCCGGTTACTCACGACCCACCACCCCCCGAAGGCCCCACACCGGACACGTCTGTCCTGTCG